TCAACTTTATCGTCAATGATATAAGGAGTTGGAATTGAACCAACCATAGTTTGAGCACGAGACCATACTGGTTTTACCCACTCACCATGTGTTACTTTATCTTCCCACTCTCTCCAATTATGTAGAGAACCAATTTGTTTATAATCATCGGCAGTTAAATACTTACCATCTAATTTGAAACCACATTGGTCTTGCATTCCGCCTGTAACATTTACAATAATTGGGGTTCCTGCCATAACTGATTCAGCAGTTACTAAACCAAATCCTTCATTACCTGCGATATTGATAGTACAATCTGCAATGTTATGTAAATAATTTAGTTGGTCTTGATTAATTCTATCAGCCGAGAACTTAATATCACAATCTGGTGCAATCTTTTCCGCAACTGCAATCAAATCTGTTCCATTTTGGTCTTTTGGTGCAGTGTGCATTATTAAACATACCTTATCTTTATCTTCATCAGGTAACCCATCTCTAAATTTACTGAATGCCCAAATTACATCTGAAGGTTGTTTTCTTTTGATATTTCTATTCATCCAAAAAAGGATAAATTTATAATCCTTATCACCTAATAAGTTTTTTCTAAAATCTTCAGGTACATCAGTTGGTTTAAAAGTATTGGAGTTAATACCATGAGGTACATAAGATACTTGCCAATCTTCTAAAGGTTTGATTGTTTCTGAATCAATCTTTCCAACTCTATTTACAATACCATAAGTTTGTTTTGAGATACAGCCTAACCAATCACACGATTCGTAGTAATTTCTATTATAATGTGGGTCTGGTAAATCATCCCAAATATGATAGAATAAGATTGGAATGTTTTGTCTTAATTCTGCTTCCATCTCATATAACCATCTCCAATATCTTGGGTCTGTGAAGTGAAGAATTGCATCTGGTTGATGTCTCATAATCAGCTCACGAAGAATATTTGCATCTCCATAACCTGTCCATGGTATAATTTTAAGTGAAGCATCTTTTACTCCACTAATTTTACGAGCATCTTCTCCTAAATCTATTTCTTTTCCCTTTTCTGGATGATTTACTGCTGCACCTAATTGAACCCAATCATAGTGTTCAAATGTACCGAAAACTAATTCCTTAGATACAGTTGCTATACCAGAGGACATTCTCAAATCATCTGATAGTAATAGAATCTTTTTCTTTGCCATTTAAATTGATTTAAAATTGTGAACCACTTTCTTGAAGTTGGTCATAGTTGTTAATTTCATTTCTAAAATCTTCATCTTCGATATATTTGTTTACCGAACGATTTACTAATTTTTGTAATGTGATGTTTGAATCAAATGAAATTTTTTTAAACTTTGAGTAAAGGTTTTTTATAATTTTTACCGTAGTTAATTTTGTATCTGCCATAACTATCCTTTTATTGTTTATGTATAAATATATACATATTTATTTTTTAAACAAAAAAATATATAAATTAATTCCAAGCAGAACAAAGGCCTCTTGTTTTAAATTCACACCAATCACATTGTTTACCTTTGTTGGGCGGGAAAGATTCTTGGATAATTTCTCCAGCTTCACCAAAGACAGAATCTACAAAGTTAGAAAATCCTTTCCATGCATTATTTATAGAGGGTTTACCATTTGCTGGTACAAATTTTGAGATTCTTGGTATAGGGTATTCGAAGTTTTCTGATATTTTACGTTTTAGGATTTGATATTCTACCTTAATTTTATCCAATGGAATATCGTACTTTTCAGAGTAAAACTTTTTATACAATAACATTTGAGAGGTTTTTATCTTATCAGCTTTCTGATATTTGTTCCAACCTCTTGTTGAAGTTTTAAGGTCAATGATAATGTACTCATCAGATGATTTATCTTTAAGTAAGATATCGATAAAACCAATAAAGTGTACACCAGGTTTTACTTCTGCGTTAAGTACTTGTTCTATCGCTACCAACTCAAATCCACTCTTGTGATAGAGTTTATCTAACTTGTTGGTAAAATATTGTAGAATTAATTTTCCATCCTCGTAGAACTCACCCAATTCCTCCTTAGTACATGGATACATACCATCTACCATCTTCTCTGATTCTTTTGTGAAATGTTCTACGAGTTTATCGTATAACATCTTTTCAAGATTCAGTTGGAGTGCTTGTTTTTTGGTTACGTTATACATTACATCCAAGAAGTGTTGGATTGTTTCGTGCATTGCTGAACCGAAAATCGTGTGAATGTTTGCTGAGGATGTTCCCAACTTATCAATGTAGTTCAACTTGTATTGTTCTTGACACGTTGAATACATTCCATATTGAGAGTAACTTACTTTCGCCATTTATCTTTTACTTTTTGTTCATTTTCTTTACCAATCCTTTTAGCTCTTTCAAGTTCTTCATCACTAATCATTCTTCCTTCATTTGCGGCCGCCATGGCTGCAAACTTTTTCATTTCGTGTGAGTTAAGAGGTCTTGTTTTAGATTTTAAATAATCACTCTGTCCATCAAGGTATTCAAGAAAACCATCGAAATCTTCTTTACCTAATTTATCTAGTTCTTCGTCAGTTAATGGATTATTGTGGTCGTATTTCATATCTTATTATTTACAATGTAAATATACGAAAATTATTTGAATTATCCAAATATTTAAACCTTTAATTTTAGCTTAGTTATTTGTTTTTTATCGATACCATATTTTTCACAAATGTATTTTATGTTTTCTCTACCTTCTCGTGTTGAGTAAAGAATTTCACAATAATCTTCTGCCTCTTTTTTAGAACATTGAAAATCTTGTTTCATAATATCAATTAAAAAAGATTCATATTTGTTTTCACCTTTACCTTTAGTATATTTTAAAAAGTATCTACCTTTTGGAATGATTCCTATAAGAGAAAGATATAATTGTTTCGGCTCTAATACTTGAGTATATGGTTGTATTTCTGAAAGAACTTCTATCCAATCAGGATTCATCGAAAGGAATCTATGAATCATATAATTGGACCAAGTACGCTTATCTCCATCGTCTAACTTATCCCAATACTTTGGGTCTTGAAATTGTGTAACTGCTTTGATATGGTCAAAAAGTGATTTTGGCATTTAGTTTGTAATAACAGGTTTTAATTCATCAGGTAATAAATCTGTATTTATTTCTCCACAATCACCACAAAGATATAACTCTACGGGTATGATTGCATCTTTTGCTGTACCTGTTACTAATCTCGATACTTTTAAGAATTTAGTACCAGGAATAAATACAGTTCCATCACATTCAGAATTTGTACAAACCATTTCCTTTGCTTGTTTTAAATCGATTTGTGGTTGTTTTGGTTGTTTTCCTAATATATCTGCCATTTTTAAATTGTTTGTTTGTTTCTATGTTTTATAAAAATATATTTCCCATTTAATATATATGAAGTTCCTACTTTATCTGAAAGGAATTCATCAGTTGCTATTTTAACGCCAGGTAAATCCGGTAATGTATAGTCATCCACGAGTATAACACCCCCATCACTTAACCTTGGATAAATAATTTGAAAACTATGCATTATTGATTTATATAAATCACCATCAAAATGAGCCAACGATACTTTCTTAGGATATTTTTCTAAATCAATTTCATTAAAAAATCCTTTTAATATAATTGGTTTTTTTAAATCTTTAAATTTTTCATTAATATCATCAATATGAGCCTCACTCATATCACCCTTTTCAAATTTAATTAAAGAACTATTATTATGTTTATCACAATCCATTAATTCAGGCAATCCTTCAAATGAATCAACACCATATAAAGATTTATCTGATTTATGTCTTTCTAATAGTAATTGTATATGGTACAATAAGTGTCCATTATAACATCCCATATCAATAATATCACCTTCGATATTATTTTCTAAAACACCTTCTATATGTTTTAAAACCGTAATAGTTTCTTTTGTACTATTTAAACCATTATCGATATAATATGGTAATATATCAGAGATGTAACTCATTAAATTGATAAGTGGCTTAATTTTTCTTGTAATCGTTTCATGTGCTTACAAGGTGAATGTCTACGAAATTCTCTTGCCTTACAATCACAACCATCGATTTTATAATCCGTTACTCGTACTCGATAATACGATAACTTACCTGTCTTTTTGTTACGAGAACCCATTTCTCGATAATACCAACTATTTGTCATAACCAACGAATTTATAAGGAACTTCTTCTACTAATCCTTGTTTAACTGCATATGGATATTCATCATTTAACCAATAGTTTTGAACCATATCAAGTTCATCTAAACAACCTTGATACAAATCTTCAACTTCATATCCACTACCATACTTAATACCACCACACAAACTCATAAGTTCGTTGAGGTTATTCCAATTATTTTTGTTCTTATGAATCGAGTTAAGTATATTCGATTTCATGATGTTTGCTACCTTGTCATTGTAATCATACATTTCCTTTGACCAAGGTTTTGTAATTTTAGGTTTTACCAATACTTTCATATCTTATCATTTATATTACAAATATACGAAAAAATATCGAGAAATCCAAGTGAAATTTGATTTATTTTCACATTACATACGTTTTAATTATTTTTTCAAATTCATTAATATTAATCATTTTTTTACCATCCGAAGGTGCTTCATCAGGATTATCATGTACCTCAACAAATAAATTTAACCCCATAGCACCTGCTAATTTAGCCATAGTTTTAGCATATTTTCGTTCACTAATACTGTGTGTAATATCCAAAAAAATAGGTACGTTGTAACTATCTTTCATATATTGAATACCTTCAAAATCAATAATCACTTTATCGTATCCAAACGATGAACCTCGTTCTGTAATCCACACATTTTCTTCACCCACTTTTGAAATGATTCCATGTATTCCATTTGGTGATATAAACTGGCCTTTTTTTATATTAACAATCTTATTAGTTGATATCGCCTTTTGAAGTAAATCAGTTTGTTTGGATAAAAATGCTGGTATTTGATAAACATCAACATCCAATTTATCTATTTGATGTGTTTCGTGAAAATCAGTAGTTATTTTAAAATCTTTTTTTAACTCTGAAAAATCTTTAAAACAAGCATTTAATCCTAATCCTCTTTGAGAATTATTATGGGTTCTATTAGCTTTATCAAAACTAGCTTTGAAGTAATATTCTATACCATACAAATCACAAACACTTTTACAATAACTAGCTATTTTATAGCTATGTTCATAACTTTCATGTTGACAAGGCCCAGCTATTACTATCGGTTTCTTCATAAATCTTCTTTGGTATTAATTTCTCTACCATTATATTCTACTTCCACAGCCATTATTCTAAAATGAGAGCCTAAAATTCTGTTTTGTTCTAAATCCTCATCAGGATAATTTTCTGTAAGTGACCAATATCTATCCAAAAATACATTAGGATATGCATATATTCCTAAATGTGAATCACCATACCCAATGTCCTTTCGAGTAAACCAACAAGCGAAATTACTTTGATGAATAATCTTTACTCCATTTGGAGTGTATCCTTTTCTGTAAGCCGTGATAATGTTTCTATGAGAACCCATTTTATTAATTATAGGCTCAATTGTTTTGTGTGTTATATCTAACATATCCCCTTGAACATTAATAATATAATCATACTTTTGAAAATGAATAAACCTACTACATATTCGTGCTGTACCATTTTCCTCTTCATCGGTCATTATAACATTTTCTTTAGGAATATATTTAGCTATCTCATCACTATCAGTTAGTACGAATGTATCATACCCAAACTTACACACTTTTTCAAATACATTTTGAATAAGAGGTTTACCACCAAATTCAAGCAGCATTTTCTTTTCTATTCTACTACTCTCCAATCTAGCAGGAATGGCTATCGCTATTTTAATCATACCTTCTTACCAACAGTTCTACGATTAATATCATCGTGGTTAAATTCGGCCCAATAGAGTTCAAATGCAACCCCATCTTCCAATCCCTCAAATTGATGAAATTTACCTGGTTTGACAGTTGTGAAATCACCAGCTTCTAGTATTGTTTCATCAACTAAATTTTGGTCATCTTGCCAAACACGAATTAACATTTTACCCGATTCAATATAGAATCCATTCCATTTGTATTTATGTTCGTGTTCAGAACATTTATATCCTTTATTAAATTGTATTCTGTGAAATTCTAATACACCATTTCTGTGTATCATTTTTGTATTACCCCAAATTTTACCCGCTTTCATTGTATTTTAATGCATGATTTATATTGTAAATATACAAAAAAATATTGATAAATCCAAACTTTTTAGTTAAAAATTTGTTCGTTACCTTCTACAAAATTAGATACAATATTAAAGTTATTCTGTATATTATTCATATTGTGGTTATATATCTTGGTAACATCATTTAAATCGAGTTTATTATAATTCTCTATAGCATTAACAAATGAATCAAATCTAATATATGACTCAGTTGGGCTATTATCAAAGTCTACTCCAAGAATGGAGTTTCCAACCCAAAGGCCCATATCTTCTAATTCCTTCACATACCCCCTACCACCCAATACAATTGGTATTGTCTTGGTCATGAATGCCAATATAGTTTTTTCACTTAATTGATTTAAATTAGAATTACTATGACTTTCTATAATAAAAGAAAAATAAGAAGATTTATATTCATTAATTATATCATACCAAGTTGGAAAATCATCTACATTTACATTTTTTAATGTACCTTCAATTAGTTCTCTATGAGAATCTTGTGGCCATTTACTGTATCTAATAATTCCATCAAATTCTTTTATTTTATTAAAAATATATTCTCTAACAGGATTTCTTTTTCTAATAGAAAAAATACCTTTTACTTTTTTTGAAGTATCTTTGAAAAGTCCCTTTTCAAATAATAAAATATTTTCATCATCTATATTTATCTTTTTTCTTGATAATACACCTTTCCAATAAATTAAGTTTATCAAAGGGTCAAGTCCATATTTTATTTTAGTAGAAGTGGCTTGTGAAATATATATTTCTTTATGAGGTTCGTTTTGTAAAATAATAGAAATTCTATCTTGTAATTGTTGAAGTTTTCCACTACTAGAAAATATTTCAGTATAATATAGAATTACAAATTTATCATGAGATTTCTCAAATTTATGAAAATCATCCCAATCTACGGTCTGTCCACTAAGGTTATAAACTGTATTATTTTGTAGACAAAAATTTAATTGATATTTTTGTAACTCATTTAATTGAATCATAACAATTTTAATATATCTTTGACTGTGTTCTTACCAACTTTAACTATGTGATATGGTATATTATTTTCATCCAATATTCTTTTACACAACTTATCTATCTCTAAAGATTCTTGTAAAGTTTGATATCTTTCATCATCGTTGTGTTTTCCTTTATCAGTTCTTTCTAAAAGAATATTAATGTTATCGTATTTTTTGTGTAAATCTACAATCAGCTGATTAAAATGTTCTCCATAAAACTCTGCAGGATAACCTGTATTGTAATAAGTTTTGTAAATAAGGGAAAACATTATTGGTGAATCGATTACAATGTAATCCACCTTTCCATAAGATTGTGCTATACCTCTATGTTGATTTGCAAGTACATAGAGTTGGTCTTTTATTGCTTCGTTGTTCTTATCCCATGCTAAGAGTTTTGGAAACTCATATGGATTATTAACACGAATATGTTTCTTTTTTAATTTATATGTAATACCTGATGCGATTGATGATTTACCTATTCCTGGTCCACCAAATAAATTAATTAACTTGCTCACCTATAATTATATCTATCTTCTTTTGTTCACAATGTTTCCAATTTTTCAATAACATCTCTGATGTTTTTTTATACATATCTCTTTCTTCTTTCATTTGATTGTACTTTGTTTCCCACTCACTTTCAGTTTGTGAAAAACTTGAAAACATAACAACAATTAATAATAAAACTAAATTTTTCATAATAAACTTTTGATTAACGCATATAAATATCCACTAAATCCTACCGCGTTAAGTAAGGAAAGATTATATTGTTTTGTTTTTTGTGTTTGGATTGTTATAAGGATTAACCCAACCATCATCCCAGCTTTACCAACCCACGAGTCAATAACGAAAGGTGAGAACATCATAAGTGCAGTTCCAAAATAAATAACAATGTATTTGTATAACAATTCTCTTGTAGGTTTTTTTTTATTTTCTTTCATAATAAAAAAAGGGGGTGTTTCCACCCCCCTTTATTATATTTTTAGAATCTGTACTTTAGAGAAGCGTTCCAAGTTCTTCCAAATCCGAACCATACTGAGTTTCTAACATCAATACCATTCCAAGTTGTAGAAGTTGAAGTTGCGTGAATGTTAGAGTTAGATTCTGCGATATACAGAGTATCTAACAAGTTGTTAACATTCGCTCTAAAAGATAATCCTTTACCTAATTGTAAAGTTGCACCTAAATCAAGTAATCCATAAGAAGGAAGTTGAAGTGCTCCATCGTTATCTGCTTGTGTGAAAGCTGAATCAGTAATTGAATAATCAGCATACAATCCATCTACGAATCTGTATCCTAAATCTAAGTTCAATTTACCTAATCTATAATCAACTTCACCATATGCTACGAATTGTGCAGCATCACCAACTTTAGCATCTTTGGTATATAATGTACCAGTACCGATTGATTGTTGGTTTTCATCAAATAACTCTGCTTCGAAATCTTTAGTATATCTCCAATCACCGATTGATAACATACCTTTAAGAGTTAATCTTTGAGATGCTCTTAATTTACTTTCGATTTCGATACCATTGTGTACTACATCAATATCTCTAAACTGAGCGAATCCATCAACACCTTGTTGGTTTGATAAACTTCTTGTAACAAATCTGTTACCCCAAGTTGTAGAGTAAAGGTTTACATTCAAATCAAGTTTTCTTGAAGTGTATCCATATCCTAATTCTACTGAACGAATTTCTTCATTTTGAATATCATCGTTTACATTATTTGCAAAGTTAGGGAATACTGCATCAAAGTTAGGTTGTCTTGAAATGAAACCTGTATTGAAGAATACGTTTGAGTTTTTATTAAAGTTGTAGTTTGCACCACCTTTAATATAACCACCACCTACATTAGCTGTTTCTGATGTTGGATTTCCTGGTTGGTCAAAGTAATCGATTCTTTGGAATGCTTGATTAGAAAGACCTGCTTGTAATACAGCAGTTAGTTTTTCATCATCATTATATTCGATTAAACCATTAACACCTTGCCATCCAACTTTACCAATGTTGTAGTAATCAATTTTAGGACCTCTGATTCCAGTATCTTGGAATGGAGATGCCTCTACAAGAGTTTCGATGATTTGTCCACCTGAGTTTTTGTTACCAGTTGAGTAGTACCCATCTAATCCCATTAAATCATTAAGAACTCTGTAATGGTAACCTGTATAATCTCTCAAATCAACACCGATTGAGTATTTGAATTTACCACTATTGATTTCTAAGTTAGAGATTGCTCCAACCCAGTCATGAGAGTTCATAGATGCTCTTCTGATAAGTGATGCTCTGTT